ATAAAGAAAAATATGGTGATGTTGATGAAGAAAAAGTTGATGTAAAAGGATTGACTAGTGAAATATCACAATATAATCAAATAGGTGAAGCTATTTTTGGTAAATCAAATATTACTCAAATATCAGAAAAACTAAGTTGGATTGCAAATCAAGCCAAATCTCATACTCTCCAAGAAACAGAGGATTGGTTTGACAAGATAACAGTCAATCGTAATATGAAGGAACTTACTGGATTGTCTAAACAGTTCAGTAAGATATCTTCTGAGTCTGAAGCACTACAACAAAGATTGGGTGCTTTATACGAAGATATGGGTAATATTATTGGTAGATATTATGAGATTGGTGAAAAACACGTTCCAGGTCATGATTCAGATGATATTGAAACAGTAGATATAGAAGAAAACGCATATGAAAAATTCTTTCAAGGTGCTATGAAAAAATTTGGTATTAGTTCACCAGATGAATTAGACGATGATAAGAAAAAAGAATTTTTTAATTATGTTGATAAAAACTATAAAGCTAAAAAAGAGACTGATTAGGAGGCTACTTGATATACGTAAAGGTTTATAATAATAACATTGAAAAAGCATTAAGTAAATTCAAGAAAAAAGTTAAAGAATCAAAATTATTAGTAGAATTAAGAGAACGAGAGTTTTACACAAAAAAATCTACTAAAAGAAAAGAAAAAATAGCAAAAGCTAGATTACGAAGAAAAAATCGTATTGAAAATTAATTTTTTATATATTTATATATATCAAAACTAAAAACACCGTTCCTATCGTATACGGTGTAATCGAAATGTAATAATTCTATTATAGTTCCCAATAACTATATTAATTCCAAACGGAGAAATAATAATGGATGATCTTTTAAAAGATGCCATTGCTGATGCTAAAGCTGTTCGTGAAACTGCTTTAGAAAATGCTAAAATCGCTCTAGAAGAAGCTTTTACTCCTAGACTACAATCTATGCTTTCTAAGAAGATTCAATCTGAAATGGAACATGAAGATGAAGATGATGTAGAAGAAAGAGCTCATGAAGATGAAGATGAAGTTGAAGAGAGAGGTGAAATGCGTCGTTCTGGTGATGAACTAGACGATGATGAACCATCTGAAGCTATGCACGATGATGAAGAAGATGATGTTGATGAAGGTGAACATGAAGAAGACGAAGTTGATGAATCTCAAGTAATCGAAATAGATGGTGTTAAATATGCACCTGTCGTTTCTGAAGAAGAAGATGAAGACGAAGTTGAAGAAGGAGAAGAAAGAGGCGATGATGATGAAGTCGATGAAGACCTTGACCTTGACGAAATTCTTAAAGAACTCGAAGAGGAAGAGGACAACGAAGACGAAATTGATGAAATCGAAGAGGGTGAACATGAAGATGACGATAAAGAAGATGTTGACGAAGAAGTTGACCAATCTTCTGGTATCGGTTCTTCTGATAATAAAAAAGGTTCAGCTGATAAATCTTCTGGTATTGGTTCAAAAGGCAAAGCTAAACATGAGTCTGTTGAAGTAAATGAAGAAGATAAAGAAGATGAAGATGAAGTCGATGAAGATATCGATCTAGAAGAAATCGTAAAAGCACTTTCTGAAGAGGAAGATGAAGAAAAAGAAGTCGAAGAGGTTTCTAAACTTCAATCTGAATTGGACGAGCATCGCAATGTCGTAAAATACTTACGTTCCAAATTAAACGAAGTTAACTTGCTTAACGCAAAACTACTTTTCACAAACAAACTATTTCGTTCTTATGGTCTAAATAATGACCAGAAGATGAAAGTTGTGGAAACTTTTGATAGAGCACATAACCTTCGTGAAGTCAAATTAGTTTATTCTACTTTGGCTGAATCATTTGGTTCGAAACAAACTAAAACTGAAATTAAAGAATCTAAAAAAGGTTCAGCTTCTAAAGCTGTTGCCTCAACTAAGTCTGAAAAGCAAGAAGTAATTGCTGAAGGACATGAGATGAGAGACAGATTTAAGAAGTTGGCTGGTATTCTTTAATATTAATTGGAGAAATTAAATGTCTAATTTTAAAAACCTCGAAACAGTCGAAAAACTGATGGACGGATATAATCCTTATCGTCAGAGACAAGAGGAAACTCGCGGCTTGATCAAGAAGTGGGAGCCTACTGGATTGTTAGAAGGTATAGATAGTGAACAGAAAGTCAGCGGAATGGCTGTTCTCCTTGAGAATCAGGCACGTCAGTTGATTGATGAATCTAGTCATACTGGAACTTCATCTAATTCTGAAGAGTGGTCTGGTGTTGCTCTACCATTGGTAAGAAAAATCTTTGGTGAATTGGCAGCTCAAGAGTTCGTTTCTGTTCAACCTATGAACCTTCCTTCTGGTCTAATCTTCTATCTTGATTTCAAGTATGGAACAGCTCAGGCTGGATTTGGTAGTGGTGACCAAGTATTTGGTATCACTTCTGGATCAGGCGATCCTAGTCAAGGTCTGTACGGTGCTGGTAGATCTGGATATTCTATCAATGATGTCACTGGTACTGCACAAGCATTAGCAGGTCTAACTGGATCAGTTAACTGGGATGATGTTGATTTTGAACCTGATTTGTCAGCTTCTTTAGGTAATCTAAAGTACTACGATATTCCAGTTTCAACAATTGACGGATATGATGGTGAAGGTGTTAAAGCATTTGAAGTAACTGCTTCTTCTGCTCTTACAGCTTACTACCCAGCATATACTAGATTGTATAACAACCCACATAGTGGATCTTCAGCAACACCTACTTCTGGTACTGCATCTCATATACGTTTTATCGTAGATGAAGGTAGTATAGGAGCTGGTGGTACAGCCTCTGTAAGATACCATAAACAACCAACTGATATCACTCGTGGTGATTTTGAAGCTTCAAGTGCAGCAACTTCTGCTAATCCTGAAACTGATATTGACATACCAGAAATCGATATCGCAATGCGTTCAATCGCTATCGTTGCTAAGACACGTAAATTGAAAGCAGTATGGACTCCTGAGCTTGCTCAAGACCTTAACGCTTATCATAGTGTTGATGCTGAAGCAGAACTTACTTCACTATTGAGTGAGTATGTATCTATGGAAATCGATCTAGAAATCCTTGATATGCTTCATCTAAATGCTGACGCTAAGACAGAACGTTGGAGTGCACGTGTTGGATATGAGTATAATTCAAGCACAACCTTGTTTGCAGAGTCCTCTGGAGCATCTAACGCTTACACTAAAGGTGAGTGGTTTCAGACTCTAGGTAACAAGATACAATCTGTTTCTAACGCAATACATCAGAAGACTCTACGTGGTGGAGCTAACTTCTTGGTCGTAAGTCCTGAAGTTGCTACTATCCTAGAATCTATTCCTGGATATGCTACAGATAGTAATGCTGACTCTAACAACAAACAGTATGCTATGGGTGTACAAAAAGCAGGTCTGTTGAATAACAGATTTACTGTATATAAGAACCCTTACCAGTTTGAGAACAAGATTCTCGTTGGTTTCCGTGGAAGTAACTTCCTAGAAACTGGAGCTGTGTATGCACCTTATGTACCGTTAATTATGACACCTCTCGTATACGATCCTAAGAACTTTACTCCTCGTAAGGGTGTAATGACTCGTTACGCGAAGAAGATCGTAAGACCTGAGTTCTATGGTAAAGTCATCGTTGCTGACGTTAACTACGTTTAATGTCTGTTGAGACTGTACTTTAGGTACAATATAAAAAAGGGGAGCGGCTTTGCTCCCCTTTTTTTATGCCCTTAATATTTATTAATGAATAATAGTGTTTAATCTAGGAGATTTTTATGGCACAAGAACCAATTTGGGCGGGTAGTAGTTCTTTTTCATCAGGAAACACCCCATATGGGTTTTACGATAGTGATACAGAGTTTTCTGGTTCAGGAAACCATTCAGTAGATAGATTTGCTGATTGGGCGGCTAGAAGATTAGGATATCCAATTATGTCTGTAGAATTACAGTCTGGCTCTTTTTATGCTTGTTATGAAGAATCAGTCACAGAATATTCTGCTCAAGTAAATCAATTTAATATAAAAGATAATTTATTACACCTTACTGGTCAAGCCACAGGTTCAAATGTAACACATAAAAGGGTTACACCAACAATGGGTAGAAGTGTATTTTTGTCTAAACAATATGGCACAGAAGCGGGTGTAGGTGGAAACGTTGATTGGAAAAAAGGATCTGTTGCAGTAACTAGTGGTAGTCAAGAATATGATTTAAATAGTCTATTTGTTGATGGTAGTGAAAGTGGCTCAATAGAAGTAAAGCGAGTTTACTACGAAGCTACTCCAGCAATGCAACGATTTTTCGATCCTTATGCAACAACTGGTTATGGAACTATAAATATGGTATCAGGTTTTGGATTTGGTGACTATTCACCAGCAGTGTCTTTTACTCTGATGCCACTTTTTGAGGATTTATTAAGAGTACAGGCAATAGAAATGAATGATTCTATACGAAAGTCTGCGTATTCTTTTACTCTTGTAAATAATAAATTAAGAATATTTCCCGATCCTGAAGAGGATAGAACAGTATATTTTGATTATGTTGTAACTAGTGATAGAGATAATCCTTTACAAACAGAGTATAGTGGTTCTGCAGATGTTGTATCTGATTTTTCAAATGTACCATATAATAATATGGAGTTTAAATACATTAATGATGTTGGGAAACAATGGATAAAAAAATATGGTTTAGCTTTATGTAAAGAATTATTAGGTATAATTCGTAGTAAATATGGCTCAATACCAATACCAAATTCAGAAACAACTCTTGATGGTGATACTTTAAGAAGTGAAGCCGCAGCTGAGAAAGAAACTTTAATTACTCAACTTAGGGAAATGTTGGAACAAACAAGTAGAAAAGCTCTTTTAGAAGCAGATAAGGATGAAGCAGAGTTTTTACAAGAGAAACTACAAAAAGTCCCATACCCAATTTACATAGGATAAAATAATGCCGAGTCGTTATTATTCACAAAAAGACATTGACACCTTTGATAAGTTTAATAAAGAACTTATAGGTGATTTGTATACTGAAAAGGATGGTATTATTTATCAACCAGTTATCATATATAAAGTTTCAGTATATGATACAGAAGTTAATATGTATGGTGAAACTTCTAGTGGTAAAGTATATAAGCCTGGTGTTCAAGTTAGTGCTCTTGTAGATGCAGAAGACCAAACCACTACAACAGATGAGTTTGGTCCTGATTTACAACAGAACGCCGTATTCTCATTTGTAAGACAATCACTTGTTGATATAAGTTATGTTGTTGAAATAGGTGATGTTGTAAATTGGAATAGTGGATATTGGGAAATATCATCGATAAGTGAGAATCAATTAGTTGGTGGTCAAACTGATTATAACCATTCGGTTGTGTGTAATTCATTCTTAGTAAGAATATCTAATTTAAATATTGAAAGAGTGAGAAGTATATAATGTCAAACAGAAGTGTATCTGGTAAACCGTTACCAAGAAAACAAAGAGTTTTAAATCGAGGATATTTGTATTCAAGGTCAGATGATGATGTAAAAAATCCTGAAGTTACCTTAATGGACATGGATTCTGCAATTATATCTTATTTTGATGAGGTAATACAACCATCTGTAGAGGATAATGGAGAAAATGTAAAAGTTCCAATAATGTACGCATCTCCTGAAAGGTGGAAATCTATAAAACGTGATGGTTTTATGAGAGATAAAAAACGACAAATAATAACACCTGTTGTTGTATATCGTAGAACATCCATTGAAAAAGATGATATGGTGCCTCAAGACAAGTTAGATGCAAATAATCCACATTTATTTTACACTTTTGAAAAAAAGTTTTCTCAAGAAAATAGATATGATAATTTTTCTCAACAAATAGGTTTATTACCACAAAGAGAATATTACAATGTTATGTTACCTGATTATGTAACATTAACGTATGATTTTATCATATGGACTTCTTACATAGAACAAATGAATAAAATAGTCGAAAGAGTAGTTTATTCTGATGGAGCTTATTGGGGACATCCTGATAAGATGAGATTTAGAACTAGTATTGATTCTTTTACAGACGCTACCGAAATAAGTGATACGGAAAGAATAGTTAGAACTAATTTTACAGTAACGTTGAGAGGATATTTATTACCTAAAGGTAATTTTGACCATAGGTCAACAACACAAAAATTTATTACACCTAAAAAAGTTATTTTTGGTGCTGAAACGGATGTATCAGTCACTAATAATACTGGATTAGCGGGACAATTTCAACAAGATTTACCTGATGAGGTTGGTATGTTTAGTAAACCATCTGAAGGTGATTTAGGTGTTTCTACTGCAAATCCAATAGTTTTTAATGCAGGAACAGGTGTTACCCTTTCTGTTGATGGAGTTGAGTTTAATGGTGGTAGTAGAGTAGACCAAACTATTTCTATAGGACAAGCCGTAGAAACAACTTCCAATGTTGTGTTTAATTCAGTTTCAGCTAGTTCATTAGTTTTAGGGAGTACAACATATAAAGATTCACAAATAACAGGTAGTCAATCAATACAAGGTTCATTAACGACAACTGGAAATTTAAGTATAGGTACTAA